GCATTTCAAATTGCGCCAATGCAAGGTTAGCACCAGTGTCTAATCTTTGAATTGAAGGATTAGATGAGTTATTAGAACCAACTGGAATAACAACCCCCGGGCTTATAACTATATTGTAGGGGTTAGTCACGCCATCATCAGTAGCAGTGTACATACCTGATAGATCAATAGCGGCTTTCTGTAAGACAAATTCTTTTACTTTATTTAGAGAGCGTACATCAGGTAGTGCTTGAATAGCAGGGCCACGACCACGTATCTCTCCTGAGACTTTAGAGTAACGGCCAGTAACCCAAGGGCTTGAATTACCAAAATCTTCTTTCCAACTTATACGGTCTTCTCCCTTAACCCACACACATCCATAGTAAGTTTCAGTTTTAGGAACATAAACTACACCTTCGCTTACTTCTACTTCTGCATCAGGTTGGTTTTGGATAAGACTTTGTACGTTTTCTGAGGGCTTAAACCCTCTCCATTGTCTTTTCAGATTTCTTGCCTTAACATTAAACCTACGCCAGTGTGTTTCGATAGAACCGTATGGGCCTTCCTCAAACGCAATACCTTTTTGCGGAATAGCATTAAACACTAATGGCATATCAGTACTGTCAGTCTCATCAATCCGTAGAGTACCTGTACCTACTAAGAGATCAAGAGCGTGCTCAAAGAACTGTGTGGCAAAGTTAGAGCGATTAATGTAATCAAAAACAATATCAGCTTGATTTTCTAAATTTTGTCTAACCTCTTCTTCAGATACATCAAACTCGCCTGACTCTAATGCCTTTATAACGCTGAGAGAAGGAGCAAAGGTTGCCCAGTTACTCCAGATAGGAGCAATGTTTTCTTGTAGCTTGCTCGCTCCTTGTTGGATAGCTTCGATAGCAGTAGAGTCAAAGATACGATCCATCTTTTTTGAGCCGGAAGACGATGAGTCAAATAAATTTCTGTTAGGCAAAAAATACTCATAAGCATCATCTAGCAAATCATACCAAGACGCCATTTTAGAAAACGCTTGCGACTCTCTTGCTTTTAAATCTTCTAAAGAACCTATCTCTTTTGGGAGTTTCATATTGATTATTTCTCTTTAGTCGAAATGTTAGAGGTTTGACTTCTTGTATAAGACGGCCTTGCGCCTCCACCCATTAATCCGCCATTGCGCGCACCACCAACATTGCCGCTAAATGTAAATCCTTTTGGAACGCCTGATTGCCCACTAGCACTAGCCGCTTTAGCTAACAAAGACTTAGAGCCTAACTTTCCCCTAGCAATAGCTTTTAATCGTTTTTCAGACTCTTCCATTTCTTCATCAAGCATTCTGCTTTGTCTTTCTACTACAGCTTTTTCTTGTGCAGTAGGCTCTGGTGCTTTAGGTCTTTTCATAAATCCCATTATTGTTTCCTCAAGTATTTTAGTAGTTGATAAGGGGTTAGAATGAAAGGATTGTTGATACCTAATATCTGTTTAGTATGCCCGACACAAGTATTCAACATAAATAACGATCTTTTACATTCTTTTGGTACGTAACTTTCCATTATATAATTACCTTCGATTATACTCTTTTGGTCGGAAACAGTAAATAAATCGAAACTTTTGGCTGATTTTCCGTAAATAATGTAAGAATTTGGTACAGGTTTGATCAAAAAGCAGTGTCGAATGCCTTTTTTTAAGAATTTTGACCACCAACGCACCTGATCATCCTCAAAAACGATATAAACCTTAGAAGACATTTACTTGTATCTTTGCCGTATGAGTCTTAGAAAAGGTATCAGTACGTCTTAATGCGGCACGACCCTCGCCTTCACCTTGTAATGCGTACTCCAAAGCTTCGACAGGGTGGGAATATTCGTTCTTATCAGGCTCATCAGTGTACCTTTCCCCTGTAGTCTGTACTCTACGGTAGCAGAAACCACCTTGTAGACCTTTACGGATCATAGATGCTTTAGGTAAGACAAGGAATCTAGGCTTGCCATCCATGCACATTTCTTTCATAGGCACTTCTAGGGCGGCTCTACGCTTCATAGGATCATTAGATGCAGTAGGTTGACAGGGTATACCTGCGGCTCTCATAATCTGGAAAGGTGTTTCAGAGTTAGACTGGTTCTTATTGTTACCAGAGGGATCACCCCATCCTTTAAACGTGTGGTTAGGGTAAACTTCTTCGATGTATCTTTTAAGACTAGGGGCAAAGTCAACAGCACCAGAGTCAGTTAACACGACTTCATCAAAGCAGACCCAACGCCCTACAGAGGTTCTTTGAATAAAAGCACAGGCCGGAGTACGACCAAAGTCAAAACCAAGCACAATAGGTTGGTCTTTAGTAGGCTCAAATTCCATGTGTTGACAGTGAACTGAATCAGTATACATAGGGTGGACAGGTTTACCGTTAGACACAAAGCCGTATTCATTTGCTAGATTAACCTTGATCCAATCATCTGTCTTCCCTTGAAGTCCTCTTTTGTAATAGCCATCAGGAAGGTTAGTAAGGTTCTCAGCGTTTTCATTAATTTTCCAGCTTTCGCCATCTTTCAATACCCCTCCTTGTTGTCTGTAGAATGCCCAGTCATCAGGTCTTTCTATCTCTGCTAACTTAAAATACCAATGGTCTTCATCAGGGGCGTTACTATCTCCTATGATTCCATGATGTGTAGGACGCGCACCCTCTTTGTTAGAGGGATATCTACCGTGTCTTAGGTCTAACATATCTAAAACAGCCTTCGCGTGTTCCTTAGTCTCGTTTAGCCACACCCATGTAGTCTGTATACCCCTAGCCTTCTTAACGTGTTCAGGACGGTCGAACGCAATAAAGACAACATCACACTCTACCCTCGTACCATCTTCTAGCTTAAATCTTATGAAGTGTGTAGGAGGCTCCTTGTTACCTTGTTTGAAGTCACCTAACTCCCCATGTATCTCTAACCAGTCTTTAATCGTTGTAGAGAACAGTTCAGAATAGGTGTTACGCGCGGCAATAACCCTAGATAAGCGTACACCATAGTTTTTATGTTTCTTATCTTTAACAGGCTCTTGTTCACACATGAGATCAAACAGTTTAAGAATACACTGGACTGTCTTACCAGAACCTAACGGCCCCATGATAAAAGAGTTTCTTGCGCGGCAATCATTAAAATCTTGCAGGACTTGGCCTTGTGGCATCAAGTTGTATTCAATTCTCATTACAACCCCGTTGTTATTTAGACCAGTCTATCTTATCGTAATTAGATTTAAATACTTCTCGACTACTAGGTGTAGACTTACGAGCATGACTACCCTTACCACCATTGTATTCAGGGAAGTGTCTATCTCTTGTTTCTTTATCTAACTTATGAACTAAGTTTGGGCCTTTCTTTGCCATATTACTACCTTCTTCACCACCTACCGCATATACACGTTTCTTCTAAACAAATACACTCACTAAACATCTTTTCATCTAACACATACAGAACTTCTTTCATCGCGTATAAGTCTTTATCAATTAAAGCCGTACAAAAAGCTTCAATCAATTCATAATCAGCATCACTCACAGGTTCATCCGTATTAAGACTTATCATTTAACTATCATCCCTTAACCAATCTTTCATTACAAGTGTTTTTGCTAACTCAAGATAAAACACCTCAGATTCACTTCTAAGCGTACTTCCTACCTCAACCCCTAGGTCACCTATAGAAATTACAATAAAGTCCTTAGAATGCCTTATATGAGCTTCTATGAGGTCTTCTACGTCAGGTCTGATCTTATGTATCGTCATAATTTTTTTTTGGGGGGGACATATATACACATATAACGCTCGCCTTCGGAGGGGGGGGGTACTATCCCTAGTCCTTGTCGTTTGCTCCACCGTCATACTTCTTGCGCTGTACTGCCACCACTAGTCCCTCATCAGGTGTGCTGATCTCTGTGGCTTTGAGTGTAGGCACTAGGAATTTGGCTAGCGTATTGAGTGCAACAACTGACTCTTTACGGTCGCTCATCTCACCAGTAGCGTTTGCCGTGTCTCTCATCTTAACGCACTGATCAGCCAATTCCTCTATGACTGAGAAGTCCTTGCCGTATAACCTCTTTAATCTAGCCTCTATAGCTAGTTGTAGTGCGCGCTGTGGCTTGTTTGTAGATCCTTTTGGTCTGCCCATGATTGCTCCTATTATGTGAGTAGCTATATAAATAAATACTATCGCTTTGATTTGATTGATTAAAATATTCAATGATTCCCCCAATTATACATTATTTAGGCTTATTTGCCCCCTTATATGAGTAAAAGTTATATTAATCTTATTTTTAATGAGTATTCATTATTGACAGGTGTCAATGTATAAAGTATTGTATCTACACATTCATACACATATAGGTACATACATGACTTCATTAATCAACGGTGACTTGGTGGCTCGCGCTAGCCATATTCATATATACGAGATACTCACAACTACTGGCGATCTTGTTGGTGTGCTTTCTACCAAGAATTGGATTAAGTCGTTTCCTAACTTTAAGGATATTGTTTCAGTCAATGATTCAAACTACACACAAGCTTGGTTAAGCGCAGAAGATACCGACAAATTCCTTGCGGCACATGATGCCTTTAACGCCTAAGTAATTACATCAAGGGCATTCTTTGAGTGCCTTTTATTGTAACTATTTAAACAACTGAGGTAATACAATATGACTAAATCACAAATGGCAAACTGTACCACGCAAGAACTGCGCGAGTATGTTGAGCATAAACAAGCTAAATATAACAATGCTCCTGCTTTTATCAGGCGTAACAGTATGCCCGAATGGAAAAACAGATCAGCCGCGATTTGGCGCGAAATTCAGCAAAGAATGCTAGCAGAATATAATGCTAGTAAGACCCATTAAAACAACTGAGGTAATACAACATGACTATACAAATACACGGATTAGAGAGTTTCTCGTTTTGTGAGACTAAAGGCTTGGCTAAATGCTTTAATGCTTTAGCAATGACTGAACTTCCTTATATCCCAGACGTAATGGATGGCGGTATTGGTTTCAATGCTAACAGCGGTTATGTATACATAGCACTGGAAGACGGCATTACTATTTGCAGTATGCTAGGGCGTGATGTCGAATATTTAGTTACAGATTACGACGATGGCGAAGAGTTCTTTTTTGATACATACAAAGAAGCAGAATTAAAACTTAATGAGGTGACAGCATGAGTTTATTTAAAGCGTATAAAGGCCACAGGAAATTAGCAAAACAAGTATCCGATATAATAACTTCGAGCGGTGACTACTATTCTATCGAGGAACTTATATGCGAAATTCCTACAGATCACTTGTCGCAATGGTTAGCTAAAAACGGCATAGAACCTGTGGCAAAGATGCCACAGCAAATCAAAGGCGTAATTGATGAGGTGACAGCATGAATAAGCATGACCAACTAGGCGATCAATTACAGGCTTTTTATATAGACTATGTGAATAACTACCTGACAGTGGCTTGCATAGCAGAGCATAACGGCTTAACGGAAAACCACGCGGCTACATTGATTGAGATGGGGCGCAAAATTCATAATATCCGCGTTGATGCGTGGGAGTATTGCCAGAAGGAGGTTACACAATGAGAATTACAAACGACAGGCTAGCAGTACAAAACAGAGCTAACAGGTATCTAATCGATAAGATGATGCAACGCCAAAAAAAGGAGCGGCACGAAATGGATATGTTCATGGCCTTTATAACTGGATTAGCCGTTGCCATGATTGTTGGCTTTGGCTATGAGATGTACATCATAGGAGGGCTGTAAAATGACCCAGAAACAACGCATATTGGACTACTTGGAGCGTGGGTATACACTGACACGCTTGAACTCTTGGAAGATGTTGGGAATATTAGAATGCCCTGCCAGAATCTGCGAGCTGAAACAAGACGGCCATGACATAAAGACAGAACGGTTAACAGTAACTAATAAATACGGTGAGAAAGTATCTATAGCTAAATGGAGGTTGTAATGAAAACAATAGAACAAGTAAAAAAAGCTGTAGACGATGGTATATTGGTAAACTGGGCTAGTGATATTTACGAGGTCAAATACTGGCCTATACCCAACATATACGTGGTAGTTTGCACTCTAAATCAATATGCTACTGGGCTTTGCAATGAATGCGTTAAAGATTGCTATATATCCTAAGAATATCTAACCCTGCCAAAGCCTCCATCAGGGGGCTTTTTTATTTCCGTTTTTATTTCCCTTGGTATTTATTCCGTAGGTAGTTCATCGACACTGGCAACTCATCGCAACCACCATTAGCAACCTCGTTCAGCATCCATATACCACGCCATGACGAATTAGTTTGTGGGGTAAGGTAATCCTCATCATGTTGGTAATAAATCCCTGAGAACAATCCTAAAATGTTTGTACCGTCTGCTCTCCTGCCATAGGCAATGTCTCTATCTTGTACATGACCCATAATACATGACATCATCTTTTTACTGAGCATATTCCTAGCACTGGATACAGGCCGACCCATTATCCCAGAAGTAAAGTAATGAGCGTATGCGATTTGGTCTATAATCACCACATCAAGGAAGTCATAAACCTCAAAACCCATCTCCTCCAACTGTAAATCCTTGTACCCTATCAGACCATCCAGTTTAGGATCACTTTCAATGGCGCGTTCAATACGGTTTTCATGGTTGCCCAGTGTGTAGACCATGCGAGGCCGCCACTGCTTATGCTTGTTTACCTTTAGCCGTTGCTGCTCATCTCGTATAGGCTGTAAGAATACTTCCATTGCGTGTATCCCTGCCTCGATATCATCCTTGTATCTACGGCCTTCAAACGATTTCTTCCCAACATCCCATGATGATAGGCTAGGCATATCAAAATGATCGCCAATATGCACGATAACATCTGGCTTTTTCTCTGCCGCATACAATCCCGCCCATCTCAG